TGGTGTACCACAAAGACGCGATCACTTTTGCTACTGCTGACTTGCTGCTGCCACAAGGCGTGGACATGGCTTCTCGCCAGAACCACAACGGCATCTCCCTGCGGATCGTCCGCCAGTACGACATCAACAACGACCGTATGCCATGTCGTATTGACGTGCTATATGGTTATGGCGTGATTCGTCCTGAAATGGCTTGCCGCCTCTGGGGCTAAATGATAGCCCTTCGGGGCTATTTTCTTGAACACTTTTTGAAGGAACATATATCATGGCTCTCCCTAATGTTGGTGGCGGCTACCAAGTCGCTGATGGTAATGTGGCTGAAGTCACAATGACATCTCGTCCTCAAGTCAAAACTATTACCGCTGCTTACACTTTGACGGCTGACGACTTTGCCTCTGGTATCGTCTCGGCCACGTCCAGTGGTAGTTACGCGCTTACAACCCCCACCGGGGCTGCGTTGGACACCATGTTCGCAAATGCGAAAGTTGGTTCTTCGTTCAATCTGTCGTTGACCCATGGCTCTGCTACCAATGTCATTACCCTTACCGCTGGCGCTACTGGCGTCACGGTGGTCGGTTTGGCCACGGTCACGGGCATCACCAGCGGTACTTGGACGTTCCGCAAAACTGGTACGGGCACTTGGTCGGCCTATCGGATCTAAGCATCATGGCTAATACTAAACCAGTTGGCGTTGCGTTTGCGGATCCCGCACTCGACAACGCTCAATTTAAGTTGTATACAGTTGCTGCTCTGCCCACTGCTTCGGTTGCCATTGCTGGTACCCGTGCTGCGGTCAGTGATTCCAATGCCGCATATACTGCTGGTATTGGTGTGGCCGTCGCTGCCGGAGGCGCTTATGTGGTCCCCGTATTCTGTGACGGTGTGAATTGGTTGATCGGTTGATGTAACCACGGGGGCTTCGGCCCCCGGTAGTATACAATAAAATTATTCCCGCTGTGATTTCAGCGGTACCCTCGAAAAAGGTCAAGTAATGGCAACCACCGCTGGTGATCAGATCAATGGTGCACTCCGTCTTATTGGAATGTTGGCGGAAGGTGAAACCCCGTCCTCCGATACTGCGATAGATGCTTTGACCGCGCTCAATCAAATGATTGATTCTTGGAGCGTTGAGCGACTGTCAGTCTATAATACACAGGATCAAGTCTTCACTTGGCCCTCGGACCAAATCACCCAGACAATCGGCCCAACAGGTGACTTTGTTGGTAATCGCCCAGTGCAGGTCGATGACTCCACGTACTTCCGGGACCCGTCTACTGGCGTGTCCTTTGGTGTCAAGATCATCAACCAGCAGCAGTACAATGGGATTGCGGTCAAGACCGTGACCAGCACATACCCCCAAGTGCTGTGGGTGAATCCTGAAGTCCCGAATGCTGTACTCACGATCTACCCCAAGCCAACACGGGCGCTGGAATGGCATATTGTTTCGGTCCATGAATTGCACCAGCCAGCCACACTCGCCACCGAACTAGCATTTCCTCCCGGCTACTTGCGTGCCTTCCGGTATAACTTGGCCATGGAAATTGCAGCGGAGTTTGGTGTCGAACCCTCCCTACAAGTCAAGCGTATTGCCATGAGTAGTAAGCGCAACATCAAGCGGATTAACACTCCTGATGACGTCATGTCAATGCCGTATGCAATAGTAGCCACCCGTCAGCGTTTTAATGTCTATGCCGGGAACTACTAATGAAGACGCCGTTCCTTGGAAGTAGTTACGTTGCTCGGAGCGTAAACGCAGCGGATAACCGTTGTGTTAACCTATTCCCAGAAGCAATCCCTGAAGGTGGCAAGGAAGCTGGGTACTTTAGCCGCGCCCCCGGCTTGCGGTATATTCAATCCGTTGGTACTGGCCCAATCCGGGGAATGTGGTCCCATAAGACGAACGGTGCGGATTTCTATGTGATTTCTGGGACTGAGATGTTCAAGATCACTTCACTTGGTGGTACCCCGGTGAAGCTTGGTAATATTGCTGGTTCGGGACCCGTATCGATTGCAGATAACGGCACCCAGATATTTATTGCAGCTAACGGCCCTAGCTATATTTACAACGAAACTACGGGTGCATTTGGACAGATTACTGACCCTGACTTTCCTGGGGCAATAACAGTCCAGTACATTGACGGGTACTTTGTGTTCAATGAACCAGACAGCCAGCGGTTATGGGTCACGAGCTTGCTGGATGGTACTACTATTGACCCGCTGGATTTTGCCAGCGCGGAGGGTTCTCCTGATGGCGTAGTAGCGGTTGCTGTGGATCACCGCGAACTCTGGGTCTTTGGCACTGATACCATTGAAGTCTGGTATGATGCTGCCCTTGCTAGTTTTCCGTTCACTCGCATCCAAGGTGCCTTCAGCGAGATTGGTCTTGCGGCTGCCCATTCAGTGGCTAAGCTTGACAACGCACTATTCTGGCTTGGTGCTGACCCTCGTGGCTTCGGCATTGTCTACAGGAATCAGGGGTATAGCGGCATCCGCATTTCTACCCACGCAGTTGAGTACGCAATCCAAGGCTACTCAGATATTTCTGATGCTGTGGCCTATACCTATCAGCAAGAGGGCCATGCGTTTTATGTCTTGATCTTTCCAAGCGCAAATACTACTTGGGTCTATGATGTGTCCACCGGTGTGTGGCATGAGCGTGCTGGATTTCATCAGGGCGCTTTCACTCGTCACCGTTCCAATTGCCATTGTAACTTCGCAAACACCACGTTGGTCGGTGACTTCGAGAATAACAATATCTATGCTTTTGATCTGGACGTTTACGCTGACAATGGACAGGTGCAAAAGTGGTTACGCTCTTGGCGGGCGCTGCCTACGGGCAAGAACAATCTGAAGCGGTCAGCCCAGCACAGCCTTCAATTAGATGCTGAAGCTGGAGTTGGCTTGAATATTGGTCAAGGATCTGATCCCGAAGTAATGCTTCGCTGGTCAGATGACGGGGGCCAGACTTGGAGCAATGAGCACTGGCGCAAGATGGGCAAGATTGGTGAGTACGGGTACCGTACCATCTGGCGTCGACTTGGTATGACTGTGAAACTTCGGGATCGGGTCTATGAAGTTTCCGGCACAGACCCCAACAAGATTGCCTTGATGGGTGCAGAATTGTCGGCGTCCCCAACAGAGGCATAATGGCTACTCTGAACATCACAAATATCCCAGCACCTCGTGTGCCATTTGTGGATGAACGCTCTGGATTAATTTCCCGAGAGTGGTACCGTTTTCTTTTGAATTTGTTTACGCTAGTTGGTGGCGGTCAAAACAATACTTCTTTAGATGACACACTGCTCGGTCCCCCTATTCAGAACCTCGATGAGGTCGATGTTCAGTCTGTTGAGTTGGCCTCCGTGGGTGTCGAGTCAAGCCAAGTAGCACTGGTTGCTGAGTTACAAAAACAGCTTGACGCCTTGATGTTACTACCCCAGTTTCAGTTGGGGACAATGGCCGCTTTGCAGCAAGATAGCGTACCATTTCTTACCTTCGACACCACTCCGTTTGCGGTCCCATCTAATGTTCCGGGGACTTTGTTTTGGGATAGTGCGGACGGTAACCAGACCCTTAGCCTTGTCATGGCTAATGGAACTACGACCCAACAGATAGGGGAAGAACAGTTCTACCGTATCAAGGCTACCTCTGCTATTACCAATGGACAGGTCATCATGTTCACAGGCTCTGTAGGGGCCTCTGGGGGCCTTAAAGGTGCTCCTGCTACGGGCCTGTTGGCTAACACAGCCTCTTACGTTATGGGTGTAGCTACAGAGAATATTGCTCTCAATGGGTGGGGCTATGTAACCAGCTTTGGCCTTGTACGGGGCATTAATACCACTGGTGGTGCTGAAGCATGGGTTGATGGTCAGATTCTGTACCTTGATCCAACAGTTGCAGGTGGGTTGACCAAGATATTGCCTACAGCCCCTAACCCCAAGGTTATCGTTGCAGCTGTTACTTATGCAGCCACTAATGGTAGTCTGTTTATTCGGCCTACCTTTGGTGGTAAGTTGGGTGACTACGAGGGCGATGTGGATATAGTCACGCCTGTGGTGGGTAATATTCTTCAATATGACGGCAGCGCTTGGAAGAATGTAGTCTTTTCCTCTGTCGGCGTTGTGTCTGTTGGTGCGACTGCCCCAGTAGTCTCAAGTGGTGGGTCGGCACCTGTTATCAGTATCCCAGCAGCAACTGCTTTAGTGGATGGGTATTTGACCAGTACGGATTGGTCCACGTTCAATGGGAAGCAACCTGCTGGCGCTTATGTAACCAGTATCAGTATTGCGTCTGCTAATGGCTTGGCAGGTACTTCCAGCGGTGGAGTTACCCCGGCGCTGACGCTATCCACAAGTATCACCGGAATCCTGAAAGGCAATGGCACCGCTATTTCAGCAGCGACTGCCGGGACTGACTACCTTGTGCCTTCGGCGCCTGTCACCAAGACTGCGGACTTCACCGTTGCCGCTGGCGAGACTTGGCTGATCAACAACAAGTCCGGCTCCACTTGCACGGTCACACTTCCGGCAGCGGCGTCAAACACCGGTCGGAGCTTGACCTTCAAGAACACGCAAGCCCAACTGCTGGTGTCAGCTTCCAGTAATGTTGCACCAATTGATAGTGTCACGCCGGGAACGAGTATCTTGCTGGCGGTCGCGGGTAATTGGGCTACGATGATTTCGGACGGTACGAATTGGGTCATCATGCAGCAAGCCCCCAACAACATCCTTCTTCTGGAGTAATATATGACAGTTACCGTTAAACCACTGATCACTGCCAAGATTGCGGAAGCCACGCAGGTGACCCAATATACGGCCACGGGTGTGACTGCAATCATCGATAAATTCACAGCCACAAATTATGGGGCTACAGCAGCTACCATCAGCGTCAATTTAGTTGCAGTGTCCGAGACTGCGGGAAATGCAAACCTGATTACCAAGACCAAGACACTGCAACCAACTGAAGTGTACGCCTTCCCTGAATTGGTTGGTCACGTGCTGGCACCGGGCGGGTTCATTAGCACGATTGCTGGCACGGCAACATCTATCAATATCCGGGCCTCTGGGCGCGAAGTAACATAAGGAGTGACATCATGGGATTTCTAGGTACAATACTTGGCGGGGTTGGTGGCTTCCTTCTTGGTGGTCCTGCTGGTGCAATAGCTGGTGCGCAACTCGGCGGAGGCTTGGATGCCGCAGAAGGAGCGCAGGGTGCGGCGTCAACGCAAGCGGCCGCCGCTGATCGCTCTGCCCAACTGCAGAAGCAGATGTTCGACAAGCAGATGGAATTGCAAGAGCCATTTCGAACTGCAGGTATCACAGGACAGAACAGGCTCATGGAACTACTTGGGCTAGGCGGCAATACAGGAGCAGCGGGGTACGGGAAATATTCCCGAGACTTTGGAATGCAGGATTTCCAAGCTGATCCAGGATACAGTTTCCGATTGTCCGAAGGACTCAAGGGGCTGGATCGGCAAGCTGCTGCTCGTGGTGGACTAATCTCTGGTGGGGCTTTAAAAGCAGCTACTCAGTATGGACAGGAAATGGGTTCACAGGAATACCAGAATGCCTTCAACCGATACCAGACAAATAGGACGAATCAACTTCAGCCACTTGGCAACCTTCAAGCGATTGGCCAGTCGGCTGCAAGTAACCAAGGCTCCGCTGCTGGGGCTTACGGTACTGCCGGGGGTAATGCAATTATTCAAGGCGGTCAAGCAACGGCAGCAGGCCAGTTAGGCGCAGCAAATACTATGAACAATGCACTGAATGCTGGATTAAGCGCGTATCAAAACCAGAACAATTTCAATAACTGGCTTAACACCCAGAATGCAAGCACTTCCACAGTTGGACCTTGGGGATAACCATGGCTGATCTTAATGCACTAATCGCCCAAGGCGTTCAATTTAAAGCTCTGTCAGACCCGTTTGAGCAATATGGACGGATGCAGCAGTTGACCCAAAATCAACAGGCTAACCAGTTGAACGCCATAAAGATGGACGAAACTCGGCGCGGGATGGCAGAGCAGAATGCATTGCGCCTGCTTGATCCGACAGCAGCTGACTATCTTTCGCAAGTCTCGAAGATCAACCCGAAGCTTGGGTTCGAATATGGTAAACTCCAAGGGGAGGCCGAGACAGCAAAGCTCAACCAGCGAAAGACAAAAATTGAAGCAGCTGCGGCAAGGAAAAAACTTGAAGCGCAAGCTTTGCGGGATATCAGCCAGAATCCGTCTGATGCCCAACTTATGGCTTACACGGAAGACGTACTGCGGTCTGACCTTTATACCCCGGAAGAGAAAGCCGAGTCACAAGCAGAACTGCAACAGATGCTAGCAATGCCGTTTGAGCAGCGGAAAGCCGTGTTTGCAAGTCAGGGCGCGACTGCTGGAGAACTGAAACCCACGCTAACTCCGCAGAATCTCGGTGGCTCCGTACAGCTGTTGTCCACCCCAGCATTTGGTGGGCAAGCTGCGGTAGTCCCAGGTTCTTCACAACGTACCAGCATGACACCGGGTCAGGCAGAAGCTAATCGTTTATCAGAAGCGCGCCTAGCCCAAGGTGACCGCCGGCTTGAAGGTATTGAGTCACGAGCTGCTGCAGCCGCAGGGCAGGCAGTCCCTGGTTCTACGCTTGCACCTAAGGAAATTCAGAAGCGTGAAGCAAAGTACCCAGCTGCTACTGCCGCGGTCAAAGAAGCTACGGCTGCCCAAGATCAGCTTATCAAAGACTTGGAAGCTCTTAAAGCGCACCCGGGGCTTGAGGGCATTACAGGTGTTGTCTTTGGTCGTACGCCCAGCGTTGCAGAAGCCTCACGGGAAGCCAAAGCCAAGTTTGATAAGATCATGGCACGTGGCGGTTTTTCTGAGCTGGCTAAAATGCGGGCTGCATCCCCAACCGGTGGTGCTTTGGGTAACATCTCGGATACTGAAGGTAAGTACTTGCGTTCTGCGTTTGCAGCACTTGACCCCACGCAGTCTAAAGAAAGCTTCCAGAAAGCAATTGATGAGGCCCTTACTGAGCTGCGTGGATCTAAAGAGCGTATCCAAGATGCTTATGACTTGACTTACGAGTACAAGCAAGAGCAAACGCCCAAAGCAGCGCCTGCCGCAGGGCCGAAACCTGGGACAATTCAAGATGGGTACAAGTTTAAAGGCGGTGATCCCGCTGATCCTAAAAACTGGGAGAAACAGTAATGGCTAAACCTTGGGAACAGTATCAGCAAACCACAGCCAGCGGTACTGCCCCTTGGCTGCAGTACCAAGCCCCCACTGAAATGCCAAGCGCAGTCCCTACCCCGCAAACGCAGTCTGCTTGGGATCGTGCTTCTATTGGGGACATTGTTGCTGGCTTACCGGCTACGCGCACAGTTGCAGGGCTAGCTGCACCTGTTGTGGGTGCATTTCAAGCAGGCGCAAATGTAGGCGACTGGCTTGCTAAGAAAATGGGTAGTGACCCGGTACTTGGTAAGTACGTTGCAGAAAAAGTTGCTGAGTTTGAGGCAGCCAAGCAACGCGGTATGGAAGCTTTAGGCACTGGCGGCCCAGATATTCTGGGCGTAGCTGGAAGTGCTGCAACTGGGGGCCTTGCTACTAAGGGCATTGCACCTGCAACTAGCTGGGGTGGTAAAGTCTTGCAAGGTGGCGCCGTAGGTGCAGCAGCTGGTGCAACTACACCAAGCACAACCCCTGGCCTTGATCAAACGCTTATGCAAGCAGGCACTGGTGCTGCGCTTGGTGGCGGTATTCCTGCAGTTGCACCGCTTATTACTAAAGGTGGTAAAGCTGCGTACCGCACACTAATTGAGCCAATGGTTGACCCCGCCTCGATTAAGGGTCGTGCCTATATGGAAGCTGCTGGGGATAAGGCTCCAGAGATTATTAATGCCTTACGGCGTAACCAAGAACTTGTGCCGGGTAGCTTGCCTACTGCAGGTGAAGCTGCTACGGATGTAGGGCGCGCAGAATTTAGTGCATTCCAGAAGTCTGCAGAGAAAGTGCTCCCCTCAAATTACCTTGCACGTGGGGATGCGCGCAATGTTGCTCGCCTGAATAACTTGGACTTTGCGGGGACAGAGGCATCCCGTAGTGCCCTAAAGACTGCACGTGGTAATGCATATAGAGCTAGTCTTGATAAAGCGCGTGCTGAAGGGATTGATGTGCCCATGGCTGAAGCGCTCAAGCCTCAAATTGATAGCCTTATGGGTCGGCGCTCAATGCAAGAAGCAAAGGCACTTGCAGTTAAGTTAGCACGCGAGCGTGACATTGACCTTACAGACATGGGCTCCGTAGACGGCCTTAACTGGATTAAGAAAGGTCTCGACGAGCAGATTTCTGCAGCTAGTAAAATAAACTCAGCTGCAGGGCGCGAGACGTCTAACGCTCTACTGCAAACTAAAGATGACTTGCTTGCAACCATTGACGCATTGTCCCCCAGCATGGCTACTGCTCGCACAGAGTTTGCAAAAGCTAGTAAGCCTATTAATCAAGCTGAAGTAGCCCAGTATCTTAAAGACAAGCTAGTCCCAGCTCTTGATGATACCGCTAGCCAACGCGCAGGGGCTTTTGCAGGGGCTGTACGGGATGCACCCGGAACGATCAAGCGCTCACTTACAGGTGCACCACGGTACGAGAAGTTGTCGGATGTTTTAGACCCTGACCAAATTGCTAAGGTTGAGGCTATTCGTGATGACCTTGCGCGTATGGCCAAGCAGGAGATGATGGCTGGAAAAGGTGCTGCTGCAGGTCCAAATGCAATGGACGTGGCAAGCCAGTCTATTTCAGGTGCTACAGGCGGCGGCAAGATCCCCAACCCGCTTAGCCGCGTTGTTACTATTGCAAATGCAATTATTGGGCGGCTTGAAGGTAAGATTGACAAGAAGCTTGCTATTGAGATTGCTACTGAAATGCTTGACCCTAAAGCCGTGGCTACTATCTTAGAAAAGGAAGTAGCTAAGGGCACTAAGAAAGTAGCAACTGCTGCAACCATTAACAAACTGCGTCTACCTGCAACTGCTGCTGGGGTGAATGCTTTAGCTACATCGGAGTAACTATGGTTGAACGCCGTGTGAAACATGACCCTGAGCTTGCTGCACCAGAACGCCGAAGACCACATGAACCCACTATGGTTGAGCTGCTAACATTCCTCAATAAGCAAGTTAGTGAAATGCGTGAGGAGCTATCTGCGCACATGCGGGATGAGACAGCTGAGCTTACCAAGTCCGTGACAATGATGATGCATGAAGCATTTCCAGAAGGCGACCCTACTGGGCACCGTAAGCACCATGAAGCCGTGATTAAGAAAGCCGAAGCAAGTGCAAAGTTTTGGACTGACATGGCAAGTTCAACAGCCAAGTGGGGTATCTTTGGTTTCCTGACTTGGCTAGTGTATGCAGCTTGGGTTGCTTTCCTGAAAGGCCCACAATGAAGTTCGAAGACATCTTTGATCGCCTAATTGGGCATGAGGGTGGCTATGTCAATGACTCCAAAGACCCCGGCGGCGAAACAAATTGGGGTATCTCTAAACGTAGCTACCCAACAGTTGACATTAAGAACCTCAGCCGTTGGGCTGCACGGGACATTTACCGCCGTGACTTTTGGGATAAAGTCCAAGCAGACAAGCTTCCCGATGGGGTAGCCTTTCAGTTGTTTGACTTTGCTGTGAATAGCGGAATGGAGACAGCGGTCAGGTATCTTCAACGGGCTGTCGGGGTTGCCGATGATGGCCATTGGGGCCCAGTGTCCCAAGCTGCGTTGGAAAGGCTCAGCGAGTCCGACTTGATTATGCTGGTGCTAGCTGAACGACTAGACTTCATGACCCGTTTAAAGAACTGGCCTGATGCTTCTCGGGGTTGGGCTCGGCGGATTGCTACTAACTTGCGCTACGGTGCGGAGGACTCCTAATGAATCCACTACTGCTTGGTCCGCTCTTTGAACTTGGAAAAGGTATTATCGACCGCCTGTTCCCTGACCCCGCCAAGAAGGCCGAAGCTGAGCTTGAGTTGCTAAAGATGACCCAAGCGGGGGATCTTCAGGTTATTCTTGCCCAACTTGCAATCAATGCAAAGGAGGCAGAAAGCACTAGCATCTTTGTGGCAGGTTGGCGCCCATTTACTGGGTGGATTTGTGCTAGTGGCTTGCTCTATGCCACTGTGATCCATAACTTGCTTGAGTGGGTTTCTGTGATTCAAAACTGGCCTGCACCCCCAGCAGTAGATACAGACACGTTGCTGTATGTGCTAGGGGCTTTACTTGGTATTGCAGGCTTGCGCAGTTATGATAAGAGGCAGGGAACTGCGGCTAAGTAACTAGTTTGGGCCGTCGTTAGGCTCAAAGTCATCTTCTGGTGGATCAACGTCATCGGCGTCCGGGTGGGGTAGCCGATAGCCACGCCCTTTGCACACAGTACAAGTTGCGCCGTCATATAAGCCTTCACCTGTACCGGCACATGCCCAGCATTCGCACAAATCTTCATCTTCGATAGTCATAGTTAACTCCATTTCTGTCGCGTTATTTTCATTCGATATACGTTCGTATCAGATTTTAATTTCGGCGCGATTCGGGCTCCTTTCGCGCGTTTTAAGCATCTAATTTATTGCTGCGTTTTGTCGGCTTTCAGATACTTTTCGCATAAGATACCAAAATAGCACCATTTACTGGTAAGCCACACCGAAACATCGTGTATATATGTACACGGAATTTTAAACAATCGGCCGTGGTTTACCAGTTTATTCACAAATTTGCTGCCAAATACGGCCTGAAGCCAACCAAAGTTCTTTTGCAGGAAGTTCGAGCTTGTCTTCATGATACACAATCCTTTTACAGCTAGTATTAAGCAGCATCTTGGTACACCGCAGACAGGGGGCATGCGTATTGTAACAAGTTTCTATTTGTTCAGGATCTCTGCAGTTGAGCAGTGCGTTCTGCTCTGCATGGACAGCTATGCAAAGATCGGACCCCGCCGGTGCGCAAGCTCCAGCACATGCGGCATCCGTACAATGTGCCATACCACGAGGTACACCGTTGTAGCCGCTACCAATTATGCGGCCATGCCGGTCAGTCAGTACGCACCCAACCGCAAGCTTAATGCAAGTTGCCCTATGCGAAAGACATAGGGCAACTCCGAGCATCACTTTATCTAAAGTGATTCTAGCCATGATCTGCTTTGCGTTGGATTGCTCGAGCAATGGCCGCTTCAGGACCGACCCAACCGGCTGGCTTCATAGCATCAACTTTATTGCCACGCTTTGTAGGGCCCGCAACCTTGCGCATGTTAGCTTCTTGCACTGCCTTCCAAATCCCATCAAAAGGCAAGCCCATCTTATATGCAGTACCAAGTGCTACATAAACAATATCTGCAAGGGCATCTGCAAGCTCTGTGATATTCCCTTCCCCAGCAGCAATGCAAAACTCATCAAGCTCCTCATGCAAGAAGCTTGCACGCTCAATGCAGTACTCAAGAGAAATCAGCGTTGGGGTAGGCTCTGCGTAGTCATTCAGAATAAGCTCATGAAACTCCGCAACATCACGGAGCATATCAGGCGTGGAATTCATAGTTAAGCACTCCGGAGTGGTTATAGTCAATAAGCACAAGATCTGAAGCTACAAAGTTGTCTGTAGTGGCTTCAGGATTCAGACCAAACGTAGGCAGCAAATGCATGGGCCGATTTGCGTGCTCTTGAAACGTATCAATATGGTCACGATAGATATGTGTGTCCCCCAGCATAAAAGTAAGCGTGCCGGGGGTGTAACCGGTTTCATTACAAAGAAGCAGCATCAAGGTTGCATACAAGATAATGTCGCTTGGCAGCCCAAGGCACAAGTCCACAGAACGCATGGTTACAATACAGTCAAGCTGCTTGGTTGTACGTACGTTGAACTGTGCAAGCAAGTGGCATGGTGGCAAGCACATGTCATCAAGCTCTGCAGGATTATAGGTGGTAAGCAAATGCCTGCGGCTATACGGATTTTCGCGCAAGCCTTTGACAAGCTCAGCAACCTGATCAACTTGACCAGCCCAATCACGCCACTGTGCACCGTAGATCCGCCCGACTGTTTGCTCGGATGTAGGCAGCTTGTCATTACGGTTCCATGCTGCGGCATTTGCATCCCAGTAGTTACAACCTGCATCTTTGAATTCTTGCAAGTCAGTAGCACCCTGCAGGAACGCATCAAGCTCACCAAGTACACCGCGGGGGAAGATCTTGCGTTGTGTCAAGATGGGAAATTCGCCGTGCTTTAAGCAGTCAATCCTAAGTGCTGTACCAAAGAGGCTAACTGTAAACCCAGCGCGACTTGGGCGATGCTCACCATGCTTGATGACATTTGTCACAAGGTTTACGTAGTCAATTTCAAAGTTTGACATTTGGGTCGCTCCAAGGTTTTGCCAAAGGATTCAAAGTAACAACTGGAGCTTTTGGCTGACGCTCGAGGTACTCAAGATAAAACACAGCATAGTTCAATAAGTCATAGACAGAATCAAGCATGCTGTCAAAATTAGGCGCAGAGCCTTTGCCAAGGAGTGAACGCATGCGAAGCACTTTCATGTGCAACATTTGCTGGTAGCTAGCGTCTTTGAAGGGGAAGTATTCATGCAAGCTGATTGTTTGGTTGTAGTCTTCACCTTTGCGGTCTACAAGCTTAATGGCCGGTTCAATAAGCTCTAAGTATTTCAATCTATCCATTTTGTGCTCCAATTGACGAAGGGCACGTAGTGTGCCCTTCAGGTTGTGTGCTTATAGCTTATTCCGCGGTTTCAGCAACTTCGTCTTCAGCCACTTCAGGAGCTGCTGCAGCTTTTGCATCTTTGGCCATTTTGGCGCGGTAATAGGCAATGCAGTTAGCAGTTGTCTTTGCAGTGGGGAACTGCTCAGCAATGGCTTCCAAGATTTCTGCATTGGTTTTGCCTTCGGCAATCAGGCTTTTGGAAAAAGCACCAATGCCTTGGGTCGGGCCACGCTTGCCGGAGCTGTTGTACTTAGGGCCGCTACGAGCAGCGGTGTCAGCAACAACTTCAGATTGGTCTTCAGTGACTTGGGTTTCGGTTTCGTTTGTCATGGGAGTACTTTCAAGTGATTTCAAAGCTGCGCGTGCAGCGGCAAGGTTTTTAAAACTGCTCACTTCGTCTTTGCCTTGGGCGGCAGCGAGTTCATTGTAAGCGGCGACAATTTCGGACATCGTTTGCTTTGACATAGGATTCTTTCAAGTTAGGTTGTAAGTAACAGCAAGAATTTTTGCTGTTAAGTTATTATACTGCAGTTTCTGCGATGTATTAATTATTTCTCAAATTATTTCTCCCGCGTAGTTTTTAAGGGCTTTGAACACAGCTTCTTGGGTTACGTTCTTGTCACTCAAGACTTTGACAAGGGCTTCGTCTATAGTGCCTTGGGCTACAAGCAAGTAATTACGGACAATGCTAAGCTGCCCCTGCCTGTAGATACGGGCAATAAGCTGCTGGTAGTTTTCAAGGTTGTAGGTAAGACTAAACCAGCAGATTGCGCTACCACCACCCTGCAAGTTAATACCATGTGCGCCAGCTTGGGGTTGTACTAACAACACTGGGATGTTGCCGGCGTTCCAATCAAGCACAATGCTCTGCACTTCTTTGGTGTTCATGCCTCCACGTATAGCGCGTGCTGTAGGGAAGACTTTTAGAAGGCGCTCAGCCTCATGGTTGAACTCATATGCCACAATCAGGGGCTCACCGTTCAGCTCTTCTACTAGCTCAATAAGTTCATCAACTTTGTCAGTGTTGACCTCCTCCCACAAGCGATCTTCTACGTACAAGGCACCACCAGTAAACTGACGGAGCTTGTTAGTTAGCACACCCGCGTTCACAGCTGTGATAGTAGTCTCTTGCATCTTCAAGATGTACTCGTCACGCAAGAACTTGTATTGAGACATGTTCTTGAGCTTGACAGGGCGTGTAACATCAAGCAAGCCGGGGAGCACAAGATAATCCTTAGGATCCATGTACATGGCAAGATCTGTTAGCTGCTCGGTTAGTAGGGCTGCCTTCTCGGGTGTGATAAAGTAGCGGTACTGGTCCCAAGGCTCTTGATGACACTGTGCCACATTTGGATTCAGCTAACCCCCAAGCTGACAACTGTGGTGATTGCCCACACAACAAATGGGGTTCAGCTGCTCGTGGCAAAGGCAAGGCATGCCGTGAAGCTGCTCGCGTAATTGTCATCCCCGCAAACGTACCAGTTGCATCCGCACAGATGTACACAGCCAAGGTGCCGGTCACTTCGCTGTCAACTGTTACAAGCTTCACAAGCCGCTGTGGGCAAGCAAACAAGCTGATGGGTGAGTTTGTCACCAAGCTGAGCGTTGTTGAAGACAAGAAGTCGTTCTTCAAGGTGCACTTGACACCTGTTGAAGTGACTGCTGAAATGGACATGGCGGCTTTAGTTAAAGCCCAAGATGCTGCGTACAATCTCGCGATGACACCGTACCCCAGTATTGAGTAAAAGTCTCCCTGACGCCCGGAGCACTTTGCAGTAGCCGGCCGGGCTTTACCCCTAGGCCTTAAAACCTAGGGGCTTTTTTATTACAAAGGACTTATATGTTAGTAGCAATCGACTTCGAATCTCATGGCATTGAAGATAGACCAAAGTACCCGCCTACCCCTGTTGGGGTAGCAATCTGTATCGAAGATGCACCACCACAATATCTTGCTTGGGGCCATCTTACGCAGAACAATTGCACCGAAGCAACTGCAGTTAAGA